CTATTTTCGGTCATTGGCAATTGTGTCTAAAATATTCTCTATATTGGATTTCATGCTCTTTGTTACATGTGTATAGATTTGCATGGTAGTATTAGAGTCTTTATGCCCGACTCTTGCCATGATAGCTTTTACAGGTAAGTTTCTTTCAGCAAGCATGCTGATTAGTGTGTGCCTAAAGATGTGGGAGCTGAGGGGCTTATTAATCGGCTTATCCAACCTCTGATTTGCTTTCTGCAGGGTGATGTTAAAAGCGTTTCTTTGGATTGGCTTACCATGGTTGTTGAGGAATATATAATCTGTATCAGAGAGTTCCGGGTTCGTACTAGTGGCTAGTTCATTTAGTTTGATAAACTCGTCGATGATCTCGATTTCACGGTTAGTCAAGTTAGTCGTGCGGTAACTTGATATAGTTTTCGTCAGTTCTTTCTTAGCGTTTCTATCAATGCTATCTAATGTGCCATGTATATCCAGCTCTCTGCTTTCTCTGCGGTAATTGTGTCTTTCGATAGCTACAGCTTCACCAATGCGGCATCCATTCAAAGACATAAATTCAGCCAATAGCCCCGCTCTGTATGTTCTGGTGCTTTTATATAACTCTTTCAAGAGCAAATTTAGTTCTTCTGGCTCTAGATATTTCTCGGTGACTGATTGCATATTTTCTAACGTCACTACTCGTTTAGGAAGAGTAGTGGCTCTAGCTGGGTTATCAGTTATGATCCTTAGCTCTTGGGCATAATCAAACACTCCGTTTAATATGGCCTTGATATGGTTTAGTTGAGCAGCTGTGTAGTCAGAATTAGCAATATATCTCTTAATATAAGCGACATCGATATTGCGGATAGGAACATTAGGTGCAAAGTTATTAGATAGTCTTTTGTATGCTGGTTTACGAGCACGGACGCTAGACCGCCTGACTTCCTTTTGGTAAAATGTCCACCATTCTTCCAGGACATCGGCAAACAGCCTATCTGATGTCGTAAGCTTCTGGAGAACATTTTCAATCTTTTCATCTAAAATCTTCTGAGCTTCTTTTTTGGCTCGACTAGAGCCGCTATCTAAAGTAACGGAGACTCTGCGCCATTTCTCTGTATATGGATCTTTGTATCTCTCGAAAAATTTATATTTTCCGTTCTCTAATTTCTCTATCCACATTGTTTTTTCTCCTCATTTTTGGTAAAATGAGTACAAGAAAACGACCTTTTGAATGGTTGTTTCTTATACAGGATTTCCCTACATTCAAGCTTGCCGGCCGAGAATGTGGGGATTTTTTTATTTTTCTAATAAAATTTCTATCTTCTGTTTCAAATCTTCCAGCTCAATCATTTCACTATTGGCTGTGCTGATGTAATAGTCTATGTCTTGTTTGGCTTCTCTTTTTCCATCAGGATGGCCGTACTGGTTTAAGTAATCAATCATCCGCTTATAAAAAGCAATACTATCTCGCAGATAATTTTCTTTCATCCTGTAGTAATCTATCTCAGCTCTAGTCTTGTCCCAAGTCGGGAAGTCAATATCTAAGTTAGTAGGGAAGCCTTTAAAAGAGTGAATTTCCCACAACGTGGCATATTTGTCATAGATTTCTTGCCCGACTGCTGTAAGTTTTGTTTTTTCACCCAAATCTTCTAGATATCCCTCGATCTTGAGCTTTCGGGTTACCTTTTCAGCATTAAGGTTATACTGGCTAAAGAAGTATTTTGGGATTGCTGTAGACGACTTACGCCCTTGCTTAGTCTTCCCCCACCAAACGAGCAGCAACCACTCTCTAAGTTTGTGACCATCACCTGTCTTAAAACTGTCATTGTAAGCCGGTAAATCAAAACTGCGGCCGAAATAATCTACTAGACTAGGACGAGTGATCAAAATATCGTAATAGTCTTCAGAGAAGCTAGATTTACCTCTCACAACCAAATCAACCCTTGCATTATTTTTCTTTCCAAATAGAGCGCTAAAAATCCCCATAATTTGAACCTCCTAAAGACCTCCGGCAAACTTCAGATACTCGCCTTGTATCATGAGTTCGTCCGTGGTCGTTTTTAAATTATATTTTTTAGCAAAATTAGACCAGTTAAATGCTGCTGGGTCATCATAGCTGGCCAGCTCTTCCTGGACCAGATGGCGAATCATGAAACGATTAGCTTCATTCTCACATCGCATGGCAGAGTGACGATAGATAGAGCCGATATGCTCCAAGTGTCCTAATTCATGTAGCAATACTCTGTGACGTTCTGCAGGCGATAAGGAGCTGTTCAAGAAAATAGTCCTTGTCTCTGCGTCATAGAAACCACGTCCTGCCCATTGGTCTGGCTCGAAAGTATAAAGTGATACCTTATACTGCTCCAACAGTTCTTTTTCTTTATCCATAATCTCCCTCCACCTAAACTTATTTCTTGCTATTGAGATAGCCCTCTATGATACCTTTAATAGCTCGCTTGTCGTCATCGGACAATGGCTTTCCGTCAAAGAGCATAATGCGACCGTCCAAGTCGTCGAGTTCTATTTCTTGTTCTGGAGCTTTTTCTCCTGCGATAGCTGGGTTATCTGTCCGACCTAGTAGATAGTCGGTAGATACTCCGAAGTAATCTGCGATTTCTTGAAGACGGTCAGATTTTAAAGTTTTTTCTTTTAGTGAATAAAAATAATTTACACTATAACCTAAGTCTTCGGCGACTTTTTGTAGATTTATGTGTCGCTTATAGGATAGTTCTTTTATTTTTTCAAGCGTAGAAAACATTGTCATATAGCCTTTCTTGGGCATGACAAAAAATATTTTATAAAAAAGTGTTATTTTCTGTTGACAAAAATAATACTCTAGTGTAAAATAGTTTTTGTAAGTTAAAGATTTAGTAAAAAACCTTGTAAAAACTTATCTAAAAATTAAATAGCTTTGGCGAGCGCATTGAATTGATAGATATATTGTTTTATCAAGCCTTTTAATTATGCTTACATTTTACACCTTAGTGTAAAATCTGTCAAGCGATATAACAAAATAATTTACTATTTCTTTAACTTTCTAATTAAGAAAGGAGAATCAAAAATGAGATACAGGTACGAAAAGACCGTTTCAGGCTGGAATTACCACGTTGTAAACGAAAGGAACAACCGGACAATGTTTTATCCGAATGCGAAAGAATTAAAAAATCTTAAAAGATTTTGCGCCGCTAACAAAGATATCTTAGAGGAAAAAATGGAAAGCGAAAGCAATTATGGTCTAGCATTCTTTGCCTGCGGTTATGACGGACAAGGCCAACAAGATTTCATTGAGTATTGGGATAAACGTGGTGTGTCAGTTTTTTAAAAAGAAAGGAGTTTTGCGAATGAAACCAAGACGCTATCCGTATACAGGGAGATTAAAAAAACCAGCCAGACTTATGATAAAAGAGTGGCAGCAATATTACGACAATTACTTGCAATCTACCGGCTTAAATATCAAACCAGAAGAAATTCCTGGTTATCAAGAGCCAGTTTTAAAATTCGATCACAAAAGATTAAATGCTATCGAATTCAGAAGTGACGGATTAACCATTAATCGAATTTAATGATTGTTCGGTTCGAGATGATTATATCGCAAAAAAGCACCTCTTGGTGAGGCGCTTACAAAAATATTTACGACTAAATTATATCACAAAAGAAAGGTAAAGTAAATGAACGAGTTAGAAAGAACAGCCCTCAATGAGATATTGAGGACCGTGACATATATCGCTGAGAAGTTGGATGAATTAGAATCTAAGATTTCTTTGAGCGATTCACAAGTTCTTGAGCATCAAGAAAATTGAGTTTTAAATCCATGTAGTGAAGAAAGCCATGAAGATATTTTTTAAATGATTCTAAATCTTTGTCAATATGTTTTCTTGTGTAATGAGTTTCATCGTTGCCGACAAAAGCCGAAGCGGTAGCAAATGTTTTTAAACTTTGGTCATCGATATAGTTATCAATGACAGCCTTTAATGGCATTTTAGTAATTTCATCTTTATCAGCAGGATTGTTAACAATCACAAAGTCCTTAACAAAAAATTCTAGGGCTTTACGATAGCCAATTCCTGCAATGAGATCTAATTGCTCTTGTTCTGCTTTCAGTGCTTGGACATAGATTTGCTTACCAATTGGAGAAACTATCTCTACGTCGTCTGATATAGGTATATCGCTCGGAAGATTAGGAATTACTTTTATATGTTCGATTTCGTATTCATTGGTGTAGGAATTGACTACATATCTTGTGGCTATAAACTCCTCTGTCCAGAAGTGCTTACAACCTAAGCATCTAAATGTTAATACTAAGCTTGTTTTATCTTCTCCAAGAGAAAAATAAGAAGAGTTCACAAGATGAGGGTTGGTTGGTTTTTTACAATTTGGACAGGTATCTTCAACTGTTACAGGTCTAGAAACAGAAGAGTTAATTTGCGCTTGAAATATCATGGCTTTTCTCCAATCGTTTTATTATCTCTATTATACAAAATTTAGAAAGGAAAAGTAAATGCAAGAAATAGCATTATCTGACAATTTGGCACAGATTGAGCTTGAAATCAATCACCACAAGCAACTTGCCGGTCAATCAATTTGGGAAATCGGCAGACGGCTTAATCATGTTAAGGAGCATGACTTGGCTCATGGGCAGTTTATGAGCTGGCTGAGAAAGGTTGAAATAGACCACACATCAGCTAAACGAATGATGAAGATTGCAAACGAATTGCCAAATAGTGCAACGTTGCACCATTTAGGAACGACAGCATTGCATCTTATCGCAACCTTGCCAGAGGAAAACAGGCAAGAACAAATTGAACGGATTGAGCAAGGCGACAGTCCAACAGTCAGAGAGCTACAAGAGGTCAAGCGCCAACTCAACCTCGCACGAATAGCAAGGGATAGTTTGCGAGAGCAAAACGAGCGCTTGGCTGAACAAGTTTTGAAAGGTCTTGAAACCAAGACGATTGAAAAGGAAGCTGTCAAAGAAATCGAAGTCGCACCAGCAGACTACGACGCTACCAAGTCGCTGAATGCCACGCTGCTAGAAAAGAACAGCAAGCTCAAGCGTGAATACGACGACTTGAACAGCCGAGCGGCATTTATCGAGGAGCAATATAACAAGCTCGTCGAAGAACGCAAGGCAGTCGATGAAAAGTCCGCTAAGTATGACGAGCTAACGGAAGCTATCAAGCAGTCGCAAGGCCAGCTAAGCGAAGCACAAGCGAAAATAGGCAGCTATAAGAGCCTGCTATCATTTATCCGAAAAGGAAATGAAATGGTCGTGAGCATGGGCGGTCTGGTCTATGTGGACGAACAGCGGATATTACACTCTGACAGTAAAGTCAGAAACGAATTTGAACAGTTGCAAAAAGCAATCAGCAGACTTGCCGAAGATATGGGAAGCATGCTCAAAGAAACAGAAGTATTAGAGGGAGAAATCATATGACAAACGAAATCATTGGAAAAAGCGCAAGCAGCGAACAATCGCTATCAGAAATCGGCGTAATGCGGAAGATGCTAGATAGCATTGAAAATCATGAGCATCGCATCACGAACTTAGAAGACACTATGCGAGTGAATGCAGTACAGGAAAACATGCTGACAGAAGAAGTCAACAAGAAAATCGTTGGTTTCTTGCAAGGGAAGAAAGCCCCTGCCTATCGTGATAATCACATCAGAGGTAAGGCATACTCAGACATCAACCATGCGATCCGTAAACACTTTGGGGTTCGTCGCCGTGAAATTCCGGCTAAGAACTTTCATGATGCTGTATCATTCATTCGTCGCTGGTCCATCAGTCCAGAGCTGAAAGATGAAATTTTTAACGCAAATCAGCAAGTGTCACTATTCAATTAAGGAGGGAATATGAGCCAACAACACAAGAAATGGATCGAACTGGTAAAACAGCGACTCAATGAAAAAGGCTGGAGTCAGTCAGACCTGGCGACAGTTATCGGTGTCACACCGGCCGCAATCAATCGACTAATAAAAGAGGGGCATGGAAGTGATAGCCTGAAGCTTGAGATCACTAAAAAGCTGTCTATCTCTGATAGTTGGACTGTCTTTGAAGAAAGGTAGGGGAGAAGATGCCACAGGTAAAGATAAAAGAAATTATCTACACGCCAAGCGACGGAACGGAAGAACCAACAGGCGGAGATTATGATCATCTAATGCAAAGGTGGCAAGGGCTGACACTTCCAACGGCAAAGAAATTCATCAAAGAAATGCGAAAAAATCCAGAGTTTGAGCAATATGTCTTCAATCCGACGCACAAGCTGATGTTTGTAGACTATGAGGGTTTTCGCAAGTTCTGGAAGTGGAAGCAGGTAAACCGCTACCGAGCTAAAAAAATAAGCCTTGCCGAGATAGAGTCGGACAAGGCACTAGCGAAGCGATTGGGCTTCTAAAAACTATTTACTAAATTATATCACACAACGAGGAGAAAAAACAATGGAACCAACATTATCAAGCCAGTTGCTGGGCGTTGCCTTGATTACAACCATCGCATTTTTCGCAGGCTGGTACGGCAATCGCATAGACGCTCGTAAAAGAGCTAAAAAAGAGCGTTTGGCACGCTTAGAAGCGGAGCTAGTGGCTCAGTATGAAGAAGATATGCGGTTGTATCACGAAGAACAGCGGCAAGCGGAAATGGACGCTTTGGCAATGGCTAGAAAAGCTATCACGCCAGCGTTTGAATATGCGGAGGTTTTGCCATGATATTCAAAAAAATTGTGACAATGGATGAAGAAATTGAATTTTACAATTGCGAAGTAAGAGAGGTTGACTTTAGAACGAAAAGGCTTTTAGGCGATAAAGATTTAATAGAAATCATCGAAGAAGGGAAAAGCTATCTCGTAAATACAGACTACATCATCATGATTGTTCGTTAATCGTTAGGAGGAAATATGGAATTAAAAATAGGCGATTACGTCAAAGTTTTAAAAAATGGTGAGTTTTTTAAAATCGTACAAATAAAAAACATATACGGAAATATAATTAATACCACGCATGGTATTTACCTTCGTGATACGCTGGCAAGTAAACTTGATAGCAAATGCATTATATCCGGAATTGTGAAATGGGAGGATTTAAAATGATACCAATTAGAGCGTGGAATAAGGCTACAAAAGTAATGCATGAAGCGGATGATATTGTGTCTCTTAATTTTGAGGAAAAACAATTTTGTGTAAAGACACTCTTTTTTGGGCAATTAAGTTACTATGATTTCGATGACATCGTTTTAATGCAATCAACGGGCCTCAAAGACAAAAATGGCAAGGATATTTTTGAGGGGGATATTATTACAAATGGTATAGATATCATGAGCATGAAGAGACACGGCACACTAGGTTTTTATGCGGAGAAAAAAGGTGAGATTGAATTTATTTCAGGTAGTGCAGATTTAGAGGATTTTGAAGACGATGCCAAAGCGATCGCTGATAGTCTTGAAGTCATCGGCAACATCTATGAGAACCCAGAATTACTTAAATAAAAACTAAGGGAGAAAGAAAATGAAAAACAAAATTAAAATTACAGCAACTATGGCAGTTTTAGCAGGGCTATTGATTGCCCCTAATGTATTGGCAAGTGAAGTTGCTAAGGACGGAAACCAAATTCAGGTCACAGAACCTGAAATCACATACAATGCAGAAGCTTCTGAAACGTATGTAAACAAAGACTTAACATACCATACGGAAATCCCTGACGAGGTAGAGATTAACGAGGGCGATACACTCACCTACACTTTACCAGAACAGCTACAGTGGACAACTACACAGGAATTTGATGTTACTAGTCCAGAGGGCAATGTGGTAGGACGTGCAGTAGCTTCTAACGATACACAATCAGTTACCACAACGTTTAACAACTACTTTAGTGAGCACCCTCTTGACAAGAGCTTTGACATGACACTTTCAACCATGTGGAAGAAGGAAGTAGTCACAGAGCGTGAAAAGTATGACCTCAATTTCAATGGCACTATTGTGAAGCAGGCAGAGGTTAAACCTCAAACCCCTGCAAACTCACAGGAGATAGTGGCAAAGTGGGGTTGGCAAGACAAAGATGACCCTTCTCTTGTGCAATGGGGAGGACGAGTAAACTTTGTCAAACATCACCTCACAGATGTCAATGTATCTGATACATGGGACAGTAATAACGAGTACGTTGAAGGCTCTATGCGTATCTTTGAGCTCTCATCAGCAGAGCCTTGGGTAGGGATTAGAGAAATTCCTCTCACAGAGGTTAATGTGCAGTTTTACAAGAATGGGTTTAAGTTCAGCCTTCCTGATGTGACTAACATTATCCATGTAGAATACAAGACACGGCTTAAAAATAAACTGCAAAACCCTGTGAATGTATTGAGCTTTACAGCCATGGGTCAAGAATACAGCTTTGAACGTGAAATCACAGTGGCTAATGCTACAGGTACAGCTAAAGGTAAGGTGCGACCTTTCACCTATGATGTACCGCCTGCTCCAGTGTATGACATTCCAGAGTACACAGGAGACGCTGTTCCGTTAGACCCACCTGTGCATGAGAAACCAGAGCTTGACATCTCAGGTATTCCAGAAATGCCTCCTGCTCCTGTTCATGAGCTTCCAGAGTGGCAAGGAGGTGCCACACCGTTAGACCCTCCTACAGTGGACAAGCCTGAGTGGAACGGTGGCGTGGTGCCAAACGATCCTCATGTTTTGGAATTGCCAGAGTTGATTGTCCCAGAAGAGCCTAAATCGCTCGAAAAAGAGCCGCCAGCTCCAAGCGTCAAGGAAGAGCCTAAAAACGCAGTAGAGAGCAAATTAGACGCCTCTGCGAGTGAATTGCCAAAGACGGGAGAGGTCAGCAATGTCTTTCTGTCAATCCTTGGCGTATCTGCTCTAATCTGCGTTGGGACAATCTGGCACGATAACAAGAAAAAGTGAGGAGGAGATCGAAATAGCAAATCCAAAAAATAGACGCTTCTACTGGTTGCAGTTGTCCGAGGAGTTCTTCAAATCGAAAGAAATGAAGCTTCTTCGACGGCTTCCAGGAGGCGAAGAACACACGATCATCTATCTCAAACTCATGCTAGCAAGTCTGCAAGACAACGGAAATATCTATTTTGAGGGTTTGGCTGACAGTCTGGCAGAAGAAATGGCTCTTATCATCGACGAAGACGCTGAAGCGGTCAGAATGACACTGATGTTCCTTGAGCAAAAAAAGCTATTGACGACATCAGACAATTTTGCCTATAAACTGGAACAAGTGCCAGAGATGATAGGCAGCGAAACCGCAAGCGCCCGTAGGGTTCGCAAGCACCGAGTCAAACAAAAAGCGTTACAATGCAACACTGATGTAACAAAGTGTAACGGAGAGATAGAGAAAGATATAAATAAAGATATAAATAAAGATATAAATATAGAGTTAGAAGTTAGAGTAGAGAAAGAAAATGAAACTCTAACTACTGCTGAAATTTCGAAACTCTATCAATCCAGAATAGGAGTTCTTGATGGTCAGCAATATCAGATACTGACTGATTATATCACGGAAGACAAAATGGAGCCTGACCTAATCAAACGCGCTATCGGGAAAGCTGCAGACAATAGCAAACGGTCATTTGGTTATGTAAATCGCATTTTGAAAAATTGGGCGCAAAACGGCATTAAGACGGTTGCCCAGCAGGATGAAGAACAGCGGCGATACCTTGAAAAGATAGGTATCTATAAGCCAGACTCTAATATCCCGGAATGGTCTAAGGAGCATCCTAACTACCAAGCGCCTGAAGAGTCAACGATATTATCAAGAGAGGAGTTCTTAGCACAAGATGACTAAAATCAACTACGATCAAGTTGCAGGGAACGAGTCTCTGTATAAGCAGTACAAGAACACTTTTGCTAAATGGTTCAATATGCAGCTATCCAGAAAGCAATATGTGGAATTTGTGGATGTGTGCAGAGAACATGCGAACATGCACCTCAATCCATTTAGCATGTGCGCCTACATTCTCAAAAGGCCAGTCGGAGAAATTGTGACTAGATTTTTTCAAAAAGGAGATAAAACATGACAATACCAGAACTTGAAACAGCGCTGCTGTATCATGTCACACCAAACGAGCGGAAGCGTCTGAAATGGTACAAGCAACATGATGTAGTGAAGTTTGTCAAGGAGTTAGGAAAACTTTGGCGGAAATACAAGGGAGAAGAAAATGGATAAATTACACAAACGGATTTTACAAGCCATTCCTGTAGGAAGTGATAGGCCGAGACCACGGCGGGAAATTGAACAAATGCTCGGCCTGAGCAAGCGCTCTGTAGAAAAGGCTATCGAGCGACTGATCTATCGAGATGGTATTCCTATCGTGGCAATCAAACAAGCCGGGCATAATGGCTACTATCTACCAAGGAATGAAGAAGAGCGCCAGGAAGGTCTGCAGGCTTACAAAGGTCAAATAAGAACTTCACAACGTCGGGTATCAAAAGTTGAGTCAGTCGACTTGGCGAAGTTCCATCAGGCACTACGGGAGGGAGTCTATGCTCGAACCATTTGATTATGACCGTTGGCTGACGACGCCACCTGAAGAAAAACCAGAGCGTCCGGATCCAGATAATTGGATTTATAGAGCTGGACGGTGGGTGTATGTGGGGGACGAAGTATGACAGCATACCTACTGAAAGAAATTGATCGATGGCGCTCTGAGTATATTCACCTTGGCCATGAGCTGGGTGAAGTTATCAACGAGCAGCAAGACAGAATCTTGGCACTTAGCCAAGAAAACAAGCGTCTTAGACGTGAAAATTGGAATTTGAAACAGACGAAAAGGAGAAAGTAGAATGACTAACAAAGTACAAGTAGTTAGTCACAAGGACTACTTCAATGCGCCAGCCGTACAGGCCAAAATTAATGAGGTCACTAAAGGATCAGGCAAACAGTTTGTAGCAAGTCTTTTGTCAATCGTTAATAATAACAATCTTTTGACAAAGGCTAGCAACGAAACAATCATGACCGCAGCTATGAAAGCAGCAGTCCTTAATTTACCAATTGAGCAAAGTCTCGGCTTCGCTTACATTGTGCCATACCGAAATGAAGCTCAATTCCAATTGGGTTATAAAGGGTTGATCCAGTTGGCCATCCGCAGCGGACAGTTTAAGAGTATTAACTCCGGTAAAGTCTACAAGTCACAATTCAAGAGTTATGATCCTATGTTTGAAACAATCGAGGTCGATTTTACGCAAGCCCCTGACGAGGTCGCAGGATATTTTGCAAGCTTTGAGCTTCTGAATGGCTTCAGAAAATTCACTTATTGGACAAAAGAGCAGACAGAAGCCCATGGTCGACGATTTTCAAAAACTTATGATCGTGGTCCTTGGTCTACAGACTTCGATGCTATGTCTCAAAAGACAGTACTCAAGGATATCTTGAGCAAGTATGCCCCTCTGTCTGTTGAAATGAAAGACGCACTAGTCGCAGATAGCGAGGGAGAGGATATGACTCGGCCGCCAATTGACATCACACCGCAAGAAAGTCGTGAAGAAGTGCTAGCTCGCAAGCAGCAGCAAATCGAACAGATGAAACAGGAAGCAGCGGAGCGAGAAGCGAAGCAGCAAACTGAAGCTACACTATCAGTCGATCCTGAAACTGGCGAAGTGTTAGGCCAAGAAATGGATCTTTTGGAGGGAGAGGATTTTTAGATGACCGCAAAAACAAAAGATGTGACGGACAGCTTGGAACTGGTTCCGGTGACTGACTTAAATTTTGACTTTAAACTAACGCCGGCCAAAATTGAAATTGAAGGTAAGGAAGTTCTGGAGCAGGCCCTGGCAGCCTACCAGAAGAAATACGCAGGCTATGTCGTAACAGAAGATACCATTGTCGGCGACACGGTCGTCAAGAACGAGCTAGGACGAGTAGAACGCCAGCTCACAGCAGCAGTCAAGGAGAAACTGAGCGAGTACAGCAATCCACTCGACGAGGTCAAAACGTGGATCAAAGACATTCTTGACCCTGTAAAGTCGCTAAAGGAAGATATCGCTGAGCAAATCAAGGCCTTTGAAGCCAAAGAAACCGAAAATCGCAAACAGACGGTCAAGGAAGCTTTTGAGACTGCAATCGCAGAGAGCAACACAGATCTAGATATAAATCTCTTTGCCATCCACTTTGACGACCTGGCTAAGAAAAAATGCTTTATGGCCGACAACGTGCGCATTAATCAAGCGACGCTCAAAATAATCTCAGACCTGGTAGCAGAAGAAGCGACTAAAAAGCAGCAACGCGAGACTGGTCTTATACAAATCTCAGAAGCAGCCGGAAAGGCTGGCTTTGGCCCGGCTGTCTATATCAGACGTTACGAGCAAGGCGCAGCATTAGGAGATGTCCTGCAGGCCATCCTTGACGATAAGGAACTAGCTGACCAAGCTAAGGAAAAGGCAGAACTAGCAAAGCGCATTGAGGAAATAACGTCTATTGCAGAAGCTAAGGATCTAACTCCTCAGAAATACGTTGACATGCTCAAGGCTGGCAAGTCTGCTCTGGATGTCATCAACATCCTGCATGCGGATGCAGCGGAAATGAGGCGGGCTCAAGCTGAAACTGAGCGAAATACGCAATCAGAAGCGGATGAATTACTCTACAATCAATTTTATGGCGCCTCAGAAGCTCCTGACAGCGATTTAAACCAATCCGAGGGCAATTATACCCAAGAACAAAACAAAGGGCTTAAAACGCAAAATACAGCGTCTGACAACGTCGACAAAAAATATGGGTTTAAATTCACGGTTGATTTGATTTTCCCCGCGGAGAACGCAAAGGAAACCAAAGAGCAATTTAAAGAATGGCTCAATGCTCACGGAGTGCAGTTTGAGCCAAAATCAAAATCAGTAAAGGTGGAAATGTGAAATGATTGAATTTATCAAAGAAGCAGGAATGGCTCTTTTATGGGTATTTTTAGGATACCTAGTCGGAGAACGTAACAGAAAAAAATAATAAAACAAGCCGGGCATCCTTGTAAAACTGCGAACTAGAAAGCGTCAATCGGTTATGTGACCAACGGACGAGCGACTGCCCGTATTTAGCCAAACTCACACAAAGGCAGTCGCGTTTTTTGAAATGATATGACTGAAATCAAAGAAAAAGCCCTAGCTAAGATGCTGGAGGAGTTAAACAAACCGCATGATATCGCAATGGACCGCATTCATAACTGGATATACGACCAAGAAGACGAGGATTTGTTCCAGGGGATCTTGAAAGATGGGTACTCAATTAAATGCTCTCTTGACTATGCAAAGAACAAGGCGCGCAAGTTTGCAGAGAACGGTGTCGCCTGCATTGATGATGAAACAGTCTATAGTTGGGTCAAGGAATACTTCCTGAGCAATTCCAGTGTAAATACACTGCGCCAAGTGCCAGTCGAAGCTAAGAAGAAACAAGCCAACGCCAATCCTAAACCACAACAAACAGCTGTCAAGACCCAAGAACCTGAACAAGTCAAGAAGAAAATCAAGAAAGAGAAAGGAGTTGTCGAAGGTCAGTTGGACCTTTTTGCAGAATTGGCATGAGCAAGATCAACGAACAATGCAAGCGAGAAGCTGACAGACGATTGAAACCACCTGCAGACTTCTGGAGCTGGTGCTACTCGCAAATCACAACATACAAGTGGAGCAATAAGGACAAGACCATAATCGCTTCAGATTTGGACCTTGGCTATTGTGTCGAAAAACGTCTAACAAAGTCGTCTCGGCTTACTTTTTACGATAAGACCTACTTTTTCTCTATCATTCTCAGTACCTCGAAGCGCATCGAGATCCAATCTTATGAATTTCGATCAAAATTAGTCGACGGAAAGCAGTTCATTGATTGGCATTTTACAAATTTAGAGCGATTTGAAAATGATAAGCATGTGAAAATTGGTCAAGATTACACCGGACAATATTATCCGTATCTATTTGCCAATTATTTTGGAGGCGGATATTATACAGGCAACAAATTCTATCCGAACAACTGGATCGAAAAGCTAAAAAAAGTATCCGAACTTAAATATTTGAAATTCGGGGGCATTTCCTACTGGGAAATCGAACGTCTCTACAAATACAAATTTGAAATTGAATTCGCTCAGAAAATTAATGCTTACAAATTAGCTAATGAAATCATGGGTTATGTGTACAACTGGTCACCATCTACCGGTTATACAAAAGGCGTGGATATGCGAACCTTAAACCGCAGATGGCTCCAGAAGAACAAACAATTTTTCAAAAATTCAAATCGCAGTTTCACTGAGTTCGAGCTTAGCCGCCGGATTAAGGAGCGAAACGGCAAACTTGTGCCAGGTATTGAGTCTTATCTGACTTACCATGATATCAAGCATATACCAAAAGGTGTCGGGATCAATAAGTTTCAGAATTGGGTTATTAAGCAAAAACTTGATTTTAAAGAGTATATGGACTACTTAAAAATGCTGGAAACAATGGGAATTGAGCCCGAGGGCGATGCTATGCTTGTTCCTAAAGACTTCAATGCTATGCACCAACACACAGTAGAGCTTTATAACCAATTCTTAGAGGACGAGCGCAAGCGGAAGAAAGCCGAGGAAGACAAGAAGCTGGAGACTGAGTTTAAACGACGCAAGAAATTGGACAAGGTCGTCAGCGGATACAGGTTCCATGTGCCGGACAAGGTCGCAGAGCTTATCTACGAAGGCAAGAAACTTCACCACTGCGTCAGCTCATATACCGATAAGCACTTTAAAGGCCAGACAACAATCGTTTTTGTCAGGGCTGAGAACGCCCCAGAATGCCCACTATACACTCTAGAAGTAAAAGCGGGTCATATAGTCCAGTTCAGAGGGAAATATAACCACAGCGTCCCTGACGAGGTCTGGGATATAGCCAGAGACTGGATGCGGCAAGTCAAATTAATTAAAACTACTACAGCAGCATAAGGAGAAAATATGCACAAGATAAAAGTTGCAGAAAACATTGAAGCGCTGATTGAGCGTCAAAATCGTACAATCGAAGTTACTACAAGCCTGCCTTGGGATATTGAAGTGGAATTTGCACATCAAGACCAAGACATTAGCCTTGACGAGAGCGGCGACATCTTTGAGCCTGTCTTTGAACTGGCATTATATGCAAAACCTAAGCAAAAATTGTCTCTTACATCATCAGGTCAAGCAAACACGCACAAAAAAGAAGTCGCAGAAATCATGAAGTTTTTTGATTTCGTAAACGACAACAAGAAAAACCTGTTTGAAATGACAGGCGTGACGGGAGTTGTGGAATGAGTCTAACACTATCCATTGACGCAAGCACAAGTGCCACAGGCTGGGCCGTATATGACGGATCCCAGCTTGTGGAAAGTGGCGTAATCAAGGCTAAGGGCAGCTTTTTAGAGCGAGCCCTAGTCATGGCCTCAGAACTGCGGAAAGTCCAGCTGCGGACAATTAAGGAGCTAGAAAAAACCTTTGAGTCCATTGTCATTGAAAAGAACAACGTCGGAGGAGTCAATCAGCAATCAGTCATCAAGATTGGTATTGCAACAGGAATCATTCTAGGTAAACTGATAGCTGATGATGTTTACTTTGTCAATGTCTCAACCTGGCGCAAGTATAGCGACATCAAGGGCCGAGGAAAGAAAGAGCTGAAGCAACTGGCAATCAACTTAGTCAGCCAGCTCTATCAGAAACAAGTCAAGGACGACGAAGCGGACGCAATCCTTGTTGGTCGATACTTCGTTGAAATGATTGATTTTAAGGACGGACTAGAAAGTCATAGATTGAGTAGGTGACAGTATGACGAAGTCAGATTTAGAGGCTTACAAAATAAGCCTTGATCGCTGCAAAAATCGACTAGCAGACAAAAATGCGGAAAAAGAAGTCATATCCTCTTTCGGACATGGAGCAGCAACTAGACGTAGGGAACGGATGCGTGAGAATATCCGCAATTTAGAAGAGAAAATAAAGGAGTTGGAAGATGAATAAAATTTTGTTTAGCAGCGATTTAGGTCGTCTTGAATTATACTTAAGCGACTACCATATCAAGCAATTGGAAAAAGGGGCAGAGATTATCATGCCTGTTAAAATTAACCAGCATGTCAATATTGATAGGATTATTTTCAAGAGAGGATTTTAGCGGGAAACACAGATTAAAAAAGAGGAGGTAAAAGATGACTGAAACGAACGTACAGAAGTTTTACAGGATTTTAGCCGAAAAAGCAGAAATTTTCGGAACGAAAAAAGAAATGATGGCACAGCTAGGTTTTGAGGGCGCGAAGTTAAATTCTGACAGAACTAGGCTTAACAGTGACGAAAGAGCAGGACGCTTTCCGCCAATCCGACTGATGATTAAGCTAGATAGCTTGTTTGACAGAGATTTTCTTATCGCTTGCTTGCGTGAGAAAATGGACTGCAAGACAGTTGATAAACGCTGGCTAAAAGTCGCGCAAGATTACATCGACGAAAATACGAAAATCGGGGGGGGGCGACGGCGAAGCGGAGCTACAACGGAAATTAAAACGCAGATTAAAGCGTGAAATGTATCTAGAAAGGTCTTTTGGAATTTAAAAAAGGCCGACACACTGCAGCCCTTCGGTATATTTTCGATAAACCTATTATACCACAAAAGGGAGGCAAAAAGTGAGTAAGGCAGACGCTATTTTAAAGCAATTACAACACATAGACACATATATCGACAGTCTGGTTAGGCGCAGAAACAAAATACAAGCGTCTCTGTTGTCAAGCCAACAATTTGATAAGGAACATGTATCAGGCGGACGGACGATGCGCCAAGATGATATCTACGTGGAATTAATCACAACAAAGGAGGAGCTAGAAGCCAAGGGCGCAGAAGCCATCCGACTCAAACGCGACTTAGAGGGATATATAGATAGAGTCGAGGATTTCAGAAGCCGTCATATCCTGACTCTCGTCTATATCGAACACATGGATCGCTTTGATGTATGCGAGGAGTTGCAGTGTGATATGAGTACACTATACCGCGGATTATCACGAGCGAAGAAGCATCTCGCAAAGGTATGCGAATGAATACAACTAATTCCCATTGAATGCGACTAATTGCATACGCATGCGAACTAAGAACGTGATATTATGTTATTGTCAAAGATTGAATAGAGAACCAATCAATGACAAGCACGAACCACGGAAGCGGCAACTCCTTTATATTTTTGAAACCAACCCTACGAGCCAAGGGGTATGGTTGGCATGTGGTCAGAGCCTAGCTCACAATGAGGTGAGTGATTGAGAGCGACACTCAAGCATGTCTTTGCTGGTAGACTAATCTACTAGCTTTCTAGCAATACCAATGCTAGCGGTTATTCTTTTATCTTCAGGACAGAGGGCAAGCACACGCCCTCTTTTTGCTTAAAAAAGAAATAAAGGTAGAGAGGAGAACGGTATGCCACGCATGCAAAGATGTAAGCAGCCTGGGTGTCATACCTTGATACCTGTTACGAGTCTATGCTGCGAAGTACACAAGCGTCAAGAGAAAAAGATAAAGGAGCAGAGAGAACGATACAGTCGTTCTAGATATAACAAGTATGTACGCAATCAGAACGAGCAGAAGAAAGAACAGTATAACTTTTATCGTTCTAAGCTTTGGTCTAACTTGAGGTATAGATGTCTTACAAGAGATAATTATATCTGTCTCTACTGCCTAGCGAGAGGAAGGGTCACGGCCAATAGCAAGATTGCTGATCACGTAATTCCGATTGAGGCGAAACCAGAGCTAAAAGCAGAGCTTGGCAACCTAGCTACAAGCTGTAGAGACTGCCACAACCTCAAAACAATTTGGGAACGTGAATATTACGGAACAGGCCAGAACCAGAAATTGAAGTCGGGAATTATACCAATTTCCGACATTCGGGCTATTTCCAATGTAATTCATAAGGTGCGTTAATACCCCCCCAGCCCTACGGAGAGTAAGAGAGCCGCGACAAACTCTCGTCTTACATCGCATACCAATTTTTGAAAAATTTAACTAAGGGGGCTGACGGCTAAAAAAGACAATTAGGAGGAGGTGAGAGGATAAATGGTTAAAAAGCCATTTTATCAACAAAACGGCGGCCATTTATCCAAGGACCCGCCAGATTATTTAGGGCGGTTAGCAAAAGAGTGCTGGCGGAAAATTGTCCCTTTTTTAGAGAGTACAGAAAAGGTGGAGCGGATAGACGCGCATCTTGTAGAGATGTATTGCACAAACTACGAAATTTATAGAAAATCTTACGAAGATTTGCAAGAAAATGGTATACAAACACCAATTTATAAAACCGTCCAAAACTCGAGAGGCGAGGCTATCGGTCAGGACTTTATTGGCTACAAGAAAAACCCTGCAACTGATATCATGCGTAATGCAAGCATCCAATTGACAGCTATAGGGGCGCAGCTAGGTCTTGCGCCTAAAGCTAGACAGGAACTAATGGCTGTGGCAAGTTCGGAAACAGAGAAAACTTCTACAGCTGAAATGCTCAAAGAATTTTTAGGAAAATAAAGGAGGTGAGGCAGTGAGTGAGCTCAAGATAGACTTGACAAAGAAAAAGAATGTTTTGGAATGGTATCGGAAACTAGATTTTTCTGAAATTAGGAAAAAGTATACAGACCCAGGCACAAGATACGCTTTCGATGTGCTAGACGGAAAGATAATCTCCGGATATATTATCCAATTGGCCTGCTTCAGACATCTGAGAGATTTACAGCGTCAAGGTCAGGATGAATTCTCTTACTATTATTCGCTGCCGCATTTCAAAAACTTCCTCAAGTTCGCTAGTCTGGTACCTAACATTGATGACCTTAGCCAACCTCTAGAGCTCATGGATTGGCAAAAGTTCATCTTTAGCCAGATAGAGGGCTGGCGGTCGCTGGATGATCTGCCACGATTTAAAAATATAGTCCTATCTATCGCTCGGGCTCAAGGAAAGACCATGCTGGCCGGCATTCTCAAATGCCACGCCTTCCTGATTGAGGCTTTGGGCCTTTCGAATCAGGATTTTTTAATCAGCTCTATCAACTTCGACCAGACCATGAAGCTGTTTGGCTATGTTAAGTCTATGATGGCCAAAATCATTGAACAGGAGCCTTTCAAGTCTCTGGCGGCCGAGATAGACCTGCAGCTATACTCACGAGAAATAAAGGCTGCTAACGATAACAATATCATTAAGACTATTTCTTTTGAGTCTGGCAAGTTTGACTCAAACCACTTTCTACTTGCTATCGCTGATGAAGTCGGGGAACTGACCCGAGATGATGGGATTTCTAAAATAACATCTGGGCAGATTAATACCCCAGGAGCTCGCTTTGTGGAAATATCAACATCCTACACAGTTCCTGATGTTCCATTTCATAAAGAGCAAAAAAAACTAATCGAGGTTATGGAGCGAGACTTCGACCGGGCGAGCGATGACCAACTTTGCCTTGTATGGGCACAGGATAGCTTAGAAGAGACTTTTCAGCCCGAGACATGGGCTAAGAGCAACCCACTTCTAAATCTTGCTGACAAGCGCGAGAAGTTGCTTAGAGGCCTTATCTCGGAAAGAGATAAGAAAATGCTCATGGGTAAGTTGGCGGATTTTCAAGTAAAGAATATGAATTGCTGGCTGAATGCAGACAGCAACAGCTTTCTTGCTCTTGAGGATATAGAAAAGGCTGTGATTGATGACTTTCCGAGGTTCGGCCGGCGCGTATATGTTGGCGTTGACTACTCTATGTCATCAGATAACACTTCTATAGCTTTTGTCTATCCGTATGAGGGAGAAGAACGCTGGCACTTAGAGCAGCATTCATTCATCCCTTGGAATCAGGCCGGCAGCATAGAAGCCAAGGAGAAGCAGGATGGCATCAACTACCGGGAGCAGGAGAAACAAGGGTACTGCACGATTACCAGCCACCCGCAGGGCTTAATCAACGACGACCAAGTCTATGATTGGTTGGTGAATTACATTGAGGATAATAACCTGGATGTGATTTTCTTTGGTTATGATGCAATGGGCGTGACTAAGGTAATCAAGGCGCTGGAATTAAATACAAGTTACCCATTAATGCCAATTAGGCAGAGGACAAGCGAGTTAAAAGACCCTACTAAATTTTTACAAAAAATCTTTGTAGAGGGATCAGTGACACGTTTGAATGATGTCATCATGGAAAAGGCGCTGATAAATGCTGTCATTAAGCAGGATAATATCGGCATACAGGTTGACAAGATGAAATCGACTCTAAAAGTCGATGTAGTGGATGCAATTATAGACGCTTGCTATCAAGCAATGTTCCACTTCGAGGACTACGGTCTTGTTAATGATAAGAGCTATCAAGTGGAGCACATGAGCCAGCAAGCGGTTCTAGATTGGCTGAAAAGCCCTGAAAGCGGGCTTTTGGAGGAAGAATTTTTATAATTATGACGATTTTTAAAACTTTTTTTAGCCTAATTTGGGCTTTTTTTGATGTTTTGATGTTTCTAGCTGCAGCAGTGACAATCAACCTGACAATGTATCGAGTCGGATGGTTAGCATTCGGGATCAGTCTGACAATCACTTTCATCTTGGCCGGCTTTGTATCAGAAATCATACAAGCGCGGCAACAGGAATAGAAAGGAGGTGATGAAACAACATGCCATTATTTAAACCGCCAAATTTTATGAACATGGCAGACAGCAATTCGGCAGATAGTGGTAATTTCGACAGAGTGTTTGCTGACAGCGGCCAAGATTTCTTGAACGCTTCCTTAAACGGGGGTGAGTGGGTATCTGCGCAGTCTGCTTTGCAGAATTCGGACCTATACGCTATCATCAGCCAGCTATCGAGTGACCTTGCTACTGTCAAGCTAACAGCCAATCAAAAGCGATGGCAGGGCATTATGGACAACCCTAGCACGAATGCTAACCGTCACGGCTTTTATCAGTCGATTTATGCTCAACTTTTATTAGCCGGAGAGGCTTTCGCCTATCGTTGGCGCAACGAAAACGGCCGAGACGTCAAGTGGGAGTTCTTGAAGCCATCACAAGTGCACATGGACTACTACGAGTACGAAAACGGCACATATTACAATATCACTTTCACAGACCCGAGAGTTAGGCCACTCTTACAGGTCCCACAAAGTGATGTTTTGCACTTCAAGCTAGTTTCGCTTGATGGGGGACGTACTGGTGTCAGTCCACTTCTGGCGCTTGGCAGGGAGCTGAAAATCAAAAAAGCATCAGATGACTTAACTTTTAACTCGTTAAAGAATTCATTGAAAATGAATGGCGTATTGAAAATTAAGAATGGCGGACTACTTGATAATAAGACTAAGATGGCTCGGTCAAGATCGGTCATGCAGCAGATGACAGGAGGTCCGCTAGTACTTGACGACTTAGAGGACTTCACACCATTAGAAATTAAATCTAATGTTGCGCAGCTGCTTTCTCAAACGGATTGGACAAGCAAGCAATTCGCCAAAGTCTATGGCATTCCTGACAGCTATCTAGGCGGACAGGGAGACCAACAGTCATCTGTCGAGCAAATTAGCAACGTTTATGCGAATGCAATGGCTCGCTATCTACGACCAATTATCAGCGAGATGACATATAAGCTAGGCACTGTTATAGACTACGATATCAGGCCGTCTGTTGACGTCTTAGGCACATCCTACATGTCAGCTGTCTCTAATCTAGTTAAGACTGGCGTAATAGATGCAAATCAAGGTCAATTCATGCTTCAGAAGTCGGGCACAATACCGTTAGACCTGCCTGAACGGCAGGAAATAGAGACGCAGTCCAGCTCTGACGAGCTAGAAAGGGGGTGAGGTAAAAACAGATGGGAATTATTGACATTAAAGGGAATATCGTCTCTAACGATGTGGGCGAGTTTTACGACTTTTTCGGAATGAACACTACCTATCCGGCCAAAATCCAGAAAGCCATCAATGAGGATCACGACGAGGAAATCACCTTGAATGTAGCTTCTAACGGTGGGGATGTGTTCGCTGCTAGCGAAATCTATACAATGCTGCGAAGTTCCGGAAAAAATATTGTAGTCAACATCCAAGGGTTGGCTGCTAGTGCTGCATCAGTCATCGCTATGTCTGGGAACATTGTCAGGATGTCTCCTACAAGTCAAATGATGATACATAAAGCATTGGTAGACCCAGGATATGGAAATTCTGATGACCTAATGCACCATGCGGAGGCCCTGACAAGTATTGACGAGTCAATCGCAATGGCTTACGAGCTTAAAACTGGTCTTCAGGAATCAGAAATTTTGCAACTGATGTCAGCAGAAACTTGGCTGAATGCCAAGGCTGCTGTAGATAAAGGCTTTGCTGATGAAATCATGTTTAATGAAGCGGACGAAGAGCCGACTTTTGAAAACGCACTAATCGGCAACTTGCCAAGTAAGGCAGCAATCAACAAATTTAAGAATTTGATTGCAAAACAAAAAAATAATACAGAACCTAGTCAGCCTAAGAACTCATTACGAGAACAGAAGCTGGCTATTTTGTTAGGCAAAAAAGGAGGAAACTAATGCCAAAAACAGTAAACGAACTCAACGAACTTTGGATTGAAGTAGGCCACAAGGTCGAAGATCTAAACGAGCAAATCAACAATGCTCTGAACGATGAAGGCTTCACAGCCGAAGCTTTTGAAGCGCTGAAAAATCAGCGCGATACTGCAAAAGTACGTCGCGATGCACTAAAAGAACAAATGATTGAAGCTCAAGCGGCTCAAGTAGTTGCTATGGATAAAGAGGATATCAAACCTCTTAACAAGGAAGAACTCGAGCTCAAGGATACATTTGTTACAAACTTCAAAAACATGATTGAAGGCAAACCATTTGTGAATGCTTCGAGCCCGGCAACCACCGGCCTTGTGTCTTCCAAGGAAGATGACGCAGCAGGAAACGGCGGTCTGACCATCCCTAAAGATATCCGTACAGCTATCATGGAGCTTACGCGCCAGTTCTTCAATTTCCAGAACTTGGTAACTGTAGAAACTACTTCAGTAAAACAAGGCTCTCGGAATGTAAACTCTATCTCAACTGTTACACCGCTAATTAAGCTGGATGACGAAGATACCAACATCCCAGACCTTGAAGGTCCTAAATTGTCAATTGTCCGCTATGTGATTGCTGAATATGCAGGTATTTTGACTGTTACAAACAGCTTGCTTGCTGACACAGCTGAGAATATCTTAGCTTGGCTGACAAACGAAGTTGCTAAGAAAGTAGTTGTTACTCGTAACACTGCTATCTTGGAAGCATTCGGAAAAGCGCCAGCTAAACCAACTGTTGCCAAGTTTGACGACATCAAGGATGTTTTCTACTCAATTGATCCAGCTCTTCGCGCTAACGCAGCATGGGTGACTAATACATCAGGCATCAAAGTCTTGGCAAAAGTCAAAGATGCAGATGGAAACTACCTCTTGCAAAGAGATGTCACTAAGCCTGATACTTATCTGATTGAAGGCAAGCCGGTGATTGAGGTTGAGGATGCACGTCTTGCTGATGCAGCATCAAGCACTCATCCGCTGTACTTTGGAGACTATAAGGCGTATGCGACATTGTTTGACCGTGAAAACATGGCACTGGCTACCTCTACAGAGGCAGGAAACGCATTCTATCGCAATCAAACCAAACTACGTGTAATTGACCGTTTTGATGTTCAAGTTGTGGATAGTGGCGCTCTTGTCGCTGCATCATTTAAGGCAATCGCTGATAACGCGAAAGCTGGAGCTGCGGGGTAACTAACGTATGGCAGTAACGCTCGAACGATTTAAGAAAGCGATGAACCTGGACGAGGCTGAAGATAACGACCTCGTCCAAGGCTATTTGGATGCAGCTGAACACTCAATCAAGACGGCGGTAGGCGAGGACAAGTCAGGAAAATTTTATGCTCGAGAAATTGTCGCGTCAATGATGGATGTGGCGGTTATCGCAATAGCGGGCTCATACTATACCTATCGTTTGAGCCTAGCTGACGCACAAGCTTATCCTGTCAATCTGACTTCCAATGCCATCATTGGCCAGCTAAGAGGAATGTATGACGTGTTCATGGAGGGACAGGATGACTAAGAGATATTTACCATCTGAATTCAACAAGATTGCTGTTTTCGGGGAGATGAAGTCTGCTCCTAATTCCGCCGGAATCAACATTCCAAAACTAACCGAGCTTTTTCAGCTGCACTACAGGCCGGTTAAGCGGACACAGAACCAGACTTATCTTGCTACTCAAAGCGGTCTAGCAGATACAGTGATTATCTGTATCAGGCACAGCGCGAGAGTGCACAGTAAGCTTCAGGTTGTTATCAACGGTTTGACTTATGACATTGTCACAATCGTTCCAGATGATACACCTGGTTTTGGTAAATATGATTTTCTGACTTTGAGATCGAGAAAGAAAGTAGGTTGATATGGTCGGACTGGATGAAGCTTTGCAAGGCTGGCTAAGAGATGTCCAGCGAATAACTGACCTAACACCTACAGAACAATCAAAAATCACACAGGCAGGAGCTAAGGTGTTTAAGGAACGGCTAGAAGAAGCGACTCGCAACAAGCATTATGACACAAAGCGCTATAACCCTAAGCGCGGCCACTTGGCCGACGGATTAGAAACACAAATGTCTAACGCAGATGGGCGGAAGACAGGGGTTTCTACTGTGGGATGGAGCGATGGCATGAATGCTACAATTGCTCGCTGGCTAAATGACGGAACAAAGAAAATGGCAGGCAGCCACTTTGTGACAGAAATCCAGCAATCAAAAAAAGTGCTTGAGGAAGTTCTAGAAGCCGAAAAAGCAGAGTACGATAAACTAATTAGGAAACGGAGGTAGTGTATGCTCGCAACTTTGGAAATGAAAAAACTATTAGACGAATCACAATTGAGCGAAGTACAGCGTGTTTACACTAGCAATCTTCCTAAAGAGGAACAGGATAATGTGGACGAAACAATCGTCTTGATTACTGATGCGAACTCTGAACTCGGTTTAAGCGGAAACAATACATTTCATCTTGTCAGAAGACAGGTAGAGATTCAGATTTTTTATAAATTGGATATTGATTTTGATATTGACAGTTTTGAAGTTCGACTAATGAAGCTGCTCAAATCAAATCACTGGTCAATTTTAGACATTCGAGGTCGCACGGTAGACCCGGACACGTTGCAGATGACTTCTGTCATTTATGCAGAACAAACAAAGATTTTAACACAAGGAGAAAACTAATACATGGCTATTGTAGGTTTAAAAATGGTTACGTTGGCACTTGTTGACGAAAACCAAAAATTGCTGAAAGGTGCGGAAGGATTATCCGCTTCAGGAATCATTGAAGTAGATGATACTATGTTTGGTACTAAGACAGCTAATATCACCAACCTTGAGGGTTCTGTTACTAAAGTGCCAGGAAATAACAAGGTTCAAGATGTTTACACAGCTCCAGGAGCGCCACAAGTTGCCTTTGACTTCAACAACCTTGCCTTTGACCTTAAGCAAAAGCTTAAAGGTTACAAATCCGATGGCAAGGGAGGATATGTTTATCAAGGGCACAAACCGCACGTTGCAGTATTAATCGAAAGCGAAACATTGGATCGCAAGCATTCTGTATTCTTTGGATTTGGCGATGGTATCTTCCAAGAAACTTCTCAAAACGTAGGTACAGATACTGACAGTGCACAAACTCGGTCAGATGATAACATGACCTATAACGCGTTGACTACTCAGGCATTTGGTGACGAACCGCACAAGATTTACTATTCGGGGGACAGTTCTTTTGATAAGGCTAACATGATGAAAGAAGTCTTTGGCGGATACACAGCGCAAGCTGGTGGTGTGTCACCGGTACCTGGTGGATAATTCAATTTTTAGGCTAGGCAGTGTTAGAGCTGTCTAGCTTTTATTTTGCAAAAAAGAGGTAAAAAAACAATATGGAAATCAAAAACATTAAAATCCCAGAATTAGGCAAAAAGGGCTTCACTGTTCTAACAAGTAACAAAAACATCCGCAAGATGAATCAGTTCCAACTTGAAATGGCCAAAATCGCAGACAAGCAGTCAGAAGACGACATGACAACGGTCATGGCTGCTAATATTGAAGCTATCGAAGCGGTGCTGGTCTACCTTCAGGAAGTGCTAGGATTGACAGATGAACAAGTCGAAGTACTTGACAATTTGGAAATGCAACGTACACAGGAAATCGCAAACTACCTGTCAGCTCGGCTTATGGGCTTGAGTGACAAGCAAATCAAGGAAATTGAAGCGAGCAGCGAATCTGACCCAAAAGAATAAGTTGGGGTGAGCGCATCTATGAACTAGAAAATATCATAGAGGACCTAGACCTTGCAGAGAAGCAAGCGCTAATAAACTTTGGGTGGACCATAGACGAATATGAAGAAGCAGATTACTACCGTTTGGGTGAGATTATGGCAGCCAAAGAACAACAAGACAGGGCGGTAGACCCTATGTCATTCTTAACAGGAAGGAGGTAATACGATTTGGCAAAAGTACAGGCTACAATGTCGACGGAGATAGCCTTAGACACGCTAAGAGCATCCCAGAGCTTACGCAACTTAACGGGAGTGGTGAATTCCGCCACTAGCGCTTGGAAAGCGCAGGAGGCGCAATTAAAGGCTGTGGGGAATTATTCGCAGGCGGCCGAGGCTCGTTTTAAAGGGTTGGGCGATGCAATCCAAGCGCAACAATCCAAGATTGACGCACTCAAGCAGAAACAATCCGATCTCAAAGGAAATACTCAAGAGACGGCTGAACAGTATCTTAAATACCAGCAACAGATTGACCAAGCGACAACACGCTTAGCAAGCATGCAAGCTCAACAGGAAAAAGCTAAGGGATCTATGGACTATTACAAGTCCGGATTGGCAGACCTTCAGCGCACTTATCGCGAAGCCAATGAGTTGTCAAAGAGCCGAGTCGAGAGGTTGCAAGCAGAGGGTAAGACCAGCGAGGCTTTGCAGGCTAAGATTGAGAGTAGCCAAACCTCTGTCAAGAACCTTACTAAGCAGTACGAGCTGCAAGAAAAGGCGCTGCAGCAAATGGCTCGTTCTAGTGACACAAGCAACCGGGCTTATCAAATTCAGCAGCAGAGACTCAATGAAACGGCCACAGCGTTAGCAAAAGCTAAGAGTGAGCAAGAAAAGCTCAATGATGAGTTTAAAAAAGCAAATCCCTCTTTCCTGGAAAGAGTGAGAGCAAAGATTCAGGAGGTAGGAAAAGAAACAGAGAGTGTTAGAGACAAGGCAGACGGTGCCGGTAATATCTTTAAGCAAGTATTCTCTGCGAATGTTATTTCTGCGGCATTCATGAATGGCCTTAGCTTTATCAAAAACACTTTTTCAGACTTACTAAAATCTGGGTCGGAATATATTCGTTATCAACAAACCATGACAGCTTCATGGAACACGTTAACTGGGTCTGCGGAGCAAGGTAAGGCCATGGTAGACATGACCAACGAAATGGCGCAAGCGGCATCTAACAGCGCTCAGATGGTAGACGAGCTGAACAAGAAGCTCTATGCAGTAACAGAGAATGCGGATAAGACGCGGGAGTTAACGAAAACTATCTTGACTCTGCAAGATGCTTTCGGAGTTGAAGATGCAGCCATCCAGAACTTTGCTACACAATGGGGACAAATGCTTGGGAACGGAAAGGTACAAGCCCAAGACATGCTGTCATTCATGAATGTGTTCCCGACTTTGAAGAAAGAGATGATTGGCATCGTCTCCGAAATGCGTGGCGGAGTAGAAATCACTAATACCGCTTTCGCAGAAATGCAAAAGAACGGAGAGATTACCTCTGATATTGCCAACCAAGCTCTGACACGAATGGGCGAGAAGTACAAGGATGCAACGGCTAACTTTGCAAACACTACTGAAGGTCTAGAACGAACAATCAAAGGTCGTGGGCCTGCGCTTGTCGCTGCTTTTGAAAAACCATTCTTGGACATGAAGAATCCGCTTCTGAAAGCCGCTTCTGAATGGGTAGCAAGCGACAAAACCGCTGAACAATTCAACAAATTGGGGCAATCTGCTTCCAAGGGGCTTGATGTGATTGTCGAAGCTTTTAAGAAGGTCTTCGATTTTGGAGACAAAGGGGAATTCATGGATAAAATCATGGAATCCATCACTAAATTTGTCGAAAAAAGCGCTCAGACCATAGCGGACAACGCACCAGCCATCAAGGAATTTTTCGAGGAAACTAAAAAAGGCGCGGTAGCTATCTGGGAAATTGCAAAGCCATTTGCTGAAGGCGCTTGGGATGTGGTAAAAGACACAGTTGGTTTTATCGCAGAAGTATTTAAAGAGCTATCCGGCAGTGCAGATAAGTCTGGAAAACCTATCAAAGGGGTTGCGGACGGCTTGCAGGAAATCAGCAAGCATAAAGAGGCTATCAAGGCTACAGGAACAGCTTTTATGGCTTTCTTTATCGGCAGCAAAGCCATTAATTTGATTAAAACAGCCGGAACAGTATTTCTTAACTTTGGACAGCTTGCTGCAAACGGCCTTAACCTAATAAAAGTTGCGTGGGCTACTAATCCGATAGGGCTGATTGTAACTGCCGTGGCTGCTGTAGGATTTGCTCTATATGAGCTTTATAAACATAACAAGCCATTTAGAGATTTTGTAAATGGAATTGTCAAAGCTTGTAAAGAGTTTTTTGACGGCGCTATAAAATGGTTTGGCGGAGCATTCAAAAAAGTTGGTAAGTTCTTTTCGGATTTTGGAAAAGGTTTTGGCAAAGTCATTAAAGCTATAGGTGACGGAGTTGGAGCTATCGGCAAATTCCTAGGCGGCGTTGTCAAAGGAGTGGTAGAGTTCGGGAAGAATGTTGCCAAGGTTCTTATCTTCGCAAATCCTTTCGTATTAGGTTTTGCTTTGATGTACAAACACAGCAAACCTTTTAGGAATTTCATCAAAGGAATAGTAAAAGGAGCAAAAGCTCTCTACGATGGCTTTAACAAGTTTTTCGGCAACATAGGTAAGTTTGTTGGCAAAACTTTTGACGGCGTCAAGAAGAACGTCACGGAGAAATTCGAGGCGGTCTCTAGCTTTATAGGAAAGACAAACAAGGCTATCAATAAGAGTTGGGATGAAAGCTGGCGACAAGCTGGAAAATTCTTCTCTGACACTTGGGATGGCATGAACAAAGTCACAAAAGATAAATTTGGTAAGGATATCAAAACCCTGCTCATGGATAACTTGTCTGAAATAGGCAAGAACTTTCAAGAGACTTGGGATGGTATAGGCAAAGGCTTCGGCAAGCTATGGGATGGCATGAAGAAGTTGGCGCAAGATGGTATAAATGCTGTTATCAAAATACCTAATGCGGGTATCGACGGTATAAACAGCCTTATTCATGATTTTGGAGGACCTAAAGAAACTATAGGTAAAATCCCAGAAGTGAAGTTTGCCGGTGGTACTGGTCTCTTTAGCCAACAGCGCAATCCGATTACAAAACCAGTGCTTGCTACACTAAACGACGGCAATGACAGCCCAGAGACAGGAAACCAAGAAATGGTTATCATGCCTAACGGCAGCAATTTCCTTGTCCCTGGACGAAATACTAAGATGCTGTTACCTGCAGGAGCAGAGGTGTTGAACGCATCCGAAACTGCTTGGCTAATGGGTATGAACCAGCAAGCCTTTGCTAAAGGTACTGGTTTCTTCCAGAATGTCTGGAATGGTATTACCAGTTTTGGCGGAAGCGTCGCAAAAGTGGCAGGTAATCTATGGGATGGCTTGAAAAACGGTGTCGAGAAATTCACGAAAATGCTCGATTTCATTGGAAAGGCAGTAACTGATCCATCCGGAACTCTAAAAGATAAATTCAACCCTTCGTCGAAAGGCATGAAAGGGATGTTTGATAACTTCGGAGGAGTTCTTTTTAAGAACGCAGTTGACGGAGCAGGGACTTGGTGGAAAGAACTTTGGGGAATGGCCAAGAGCGCATCTAACGAGGGTGGAGCTATCAATGTTGTTGGAGATGATTACAACCCTACTTGGAAAGCCATGGCCAAAGATGCTATAGCTGACCCTTGGGGTTACTTCATCCGTGAGTGCGTGTCCTTCGTGGCAAACAGACTGAACAATTTAGGAGTAGCTAAAGAGAAATTCTCTTGGTTGGGAAATGGTTCTGACTGGGTGAATGCCAAAGTGCCGCATCATAGAACTCCTAAACCGGGTATGGTTGCGGTGTACGGTCCTGGATCAGAATTTGGTAATCACGTTGCCATGGTTTCAAGTGTGTCGGGTGGCACTTTTGCTGGCGAAGAATACAACTGGCTTGGCGACGGTAACTATCACACATTCTCAGGGCGTAATATAGGCGGAGCGACCACTTTCCTAGACTTTGGAGTTAAGGGAGAGGGGAGTGACACACCGGCTCTACAGGACGCAAATAGCCCACTACAGCTTCACATCAAGAAGCAAGTTGGTGGCATGTTTGACTGGATCAAGAAGTTTTTGGCACCAGAGACAGACTCAGGAGCTGGTCCTACAGGTGGTGACGCAGTCGGTCGTTGGAGAAATGCAGTAGTCAAGGCTTTGACGGCTAACGGATTGCCAGCTACTGACAACTATGTTAATGCTTGGCTCTCTCAGATTAACTCTGAAAGTGGAGGTAATGAAAAAGCTGTACAAAATGGCTATGTAGACATTAATACATTAACGGGAAATCTTGCCCGTGGGTTGGTGCAAGTTATTCCGCCGACGTTTAACGCATATAAGCATCCAGGGCACAATGATATCATGAACGGTTATGACAACTTGCTTGCGGGTATCGCATACGCAAAGGCACGCTATGGGGCTCAAGGTATGTTGGGTGTTATCGGTCATAATCACGGTTATGCTAATGGCGGCTTGATTACTCAACATGGACTCTATGAGGTTGCAGAAGGAAACAAACCTGAGTACGTCATTCCAATGGATGCAGCTAAACGTGGCAGAGCTTGGCAGCTTCTACAACGCATCGTAGGTCAGTTTGTTGGCGAACACCCGTCTGACCCGTTAGGCGGTCACGGAGAGGACGATAGCGCTCTTAATAAGCTATCCGACAGGTTGGATACGATCATTGAGCTAATAAGTCAATTAGTCCTTGGGCAAGAAAATCCCGCTCCGGTGCAAGTCAACCTTGATGGTCAGAGCTTTTCACAAGCGCTAGCTCCGCATATGTCTAAAGCTCAATCAGCTTATGACAGACGCATGGATACGCTAAGAGGGAGGTTGATTTAATTGACGATATCTGTAACCTATAATGGCCAGAGCATATCTGACATTTTAGACGAGATAACAAACATCACTAGAAATATAGGTACAAGCTACAGTAACACATACGCAGATCAAGGGGCGAGCCGTAACGGCCAGCCCTTTTTGTATGCTACAAGAGGGGTCAAGCCGATTTCTGTAGAATTTAAGGTTATTGGCAATCTCCAAAAATTACATGCTATAGGCGATAAGATTATCAATATTTACGACAATGCTAAGCCTGCTCCTTTAGAATTCGGTGATGAACCTAATAAGGTTTGGTACGCCGTTCCATCCGGAAGTCCGACTTATTCTATTAATCAAGCGACAAGCCCGCCAGAAGCAACAGGGACTATCAGCTTTGATGTCCCTACCAGTGTTGCAGAGGCAAAGAGCTATACAGTGCTAAAGAATGATAATCCAACCGAACAAAACGGCTCGATTACTAAAATCAGCGACAGCACCTATAAGATCATTATCAACAACCAAGGGACAGCAGAGACATTTCCGATTATCAGGGTTAAGAACCGTAAAGAAAATGGTTACATCGGGATTGTCACAAAGGATGATATCTTCGCTATGGGAAGTGAAGAGGAAGTGGACATCCAACCTTATAAGCGCTCTGAGATACTTTGGGATTATGTCAGTAACGGATGGATAACAAAGGCTTTAAGCGATGGCAAGAAGAATGTTGCTACATTGAACGACACAAGCCAGAACTTAAACGGAACACTCGGGCTTGTAGATGCCTGGGGAAGGCAACATATAGCATTAAGTAATCGTGGAAGTGGTCCAAGACCAAATAACGCAGCTTCTCTGACTTGGGATATCCCGGCTGACAGTGCAGGAGAAAAAGGAGCGCTTAATGAGTACCTTTGGTGGCGTCAGATTTTCTGGCTTGGAGCCACTAATCAATTTGGTTTTATCAAGCTTGCGGTGACAGCTGAAGATGGATCATTTCTTTATGGCGTGGAGACTATCAAGCGCTCTAATGGGCTTGTAACTGAATATAATTTTTTGGCATCTAATGGCCGAGGAGGATTTAACAGCTTCAATCTTGGGACATTTTGGGGAACACATAATAGCAATGAGAACCCTTTTAATGCTGAAAGTGGATGGTGCGACCTCATACGCCGAGATGACTCAGTCATGGTCCATTGGTGGGGAACGCATCCACAGTACAATATACCAGAAATAAAGGGCAAGAAGTCAGCCAAGGTCCATGTAGCTTTAGGAGCTTTTGGGGATAGACCGCTGGTTTCTCACATGTATCTTGACAGTATTGTATATCGTAAGGATTTTGTGACCGGCATCGAAGATGTACCTAATCGTTACGCAGCCAACTCTAACATAGAAATTGATATGGGGTTAGGGCACATCTCTGTCAATGGTATTTCAAGCAATAACGAAGAAATAGATGGCTCCGACTTCTTTGCAATTCCTAAAGGAAAGAGCGAGCTTGAAATCCACTTCTCGAGTTGGATTAAGGAGTTGCCGGATGTAGAAATTGTATGGAAAGAGAGGTATGCCTAATTGAAAATCAACATACTTGATAACCGACTAAAGAAAGTCGGATATATCAAGAAAGGTCATCCGCTCATGCCTACCTTTGTCAATGATACATGGCATAGATATCTGGCAGAAGGCACTTCCACTTTTGATTTTACGGTAAATAAATTTGTTGACGGCGAATTTCAAGAGTACTGCCGGCACATTAACGACCAAGCTTTCTTTTCATTCAGGTACAAAGGTGAAGATTTTCTTTTCTATGCCCTGAGTATCACAGAGGATGATTTCTCCATTCAACTGTCATGCAACAACCTTAATCTGGAGCTCAAGAACGAGATGGCTTTTCAATTTGTATCAGAGGAAGCACAGCCGTTGACCTGGTATTTAGAAAAGATGGGCCTTCTCGGATTTGCAGTTGTTAGAGTAGGTCTAAATGAAATTTCAGACCGTAAGCGTACTTTGAGATTTGAAAGCGAAGAAACGAAACTGTCACGCTTAATATCTCTAATCAAACAGTTTGATGGAGAGTTTGAGTTTAAAACCAAACTTAACAAAGACGGAAGTTTTAAAGAGTTTATTCTCAATATCTATCACGAGCACGATGATCAACATCAAGGAGTTGGCCGTCTTAGGTCGGATGTCACCTTGAGGTATGGAAATGAAATCAAGGGCGTGCAACGCTCAATCAACAAGGAGCAGCTCTATAATGCTTTGATAGCTACTGGAACTAAGACCGAAAAAGTCAAAAAAGACGACAGCGAGGAAGAAGTCACAACCGAAGTCAACATTAACGATTTAGAGCGAGAAATCAAAAATGAAGCTGGCGAAGTTGAGTTCTATACTCGAAAAGGTAGCAAGTATATCTTCGCTCCGTTATCTCAAAAGATGTACCCATCAAGCACAAATCCAGACGATGACTGGACGGCTTATACGACTACTACAGAGTATAGCTCGGCAGAGGATCTGTGGAGTTATATGCTTCGTTGGATAAAAGAACACGCTTATCCTCAAGTGACTTATACAGTGTCTGTTCGCTCTGACATGGTAGAGGGTAGACACGGTTTGGAACTTGGGGATATTGTCAAAATACGAGACAAAAACTTTGTTGGCGGGATTATCCTAAAGGCTCGCATCATTGAGCAGACAATATCCTTTAGCAATCCAAACAATAACCAGTTCGTTTTTTCTAATGTTCAGAAGCTAAAGAGCGCTATTTCAAGCAATCTACAAGAGCGCTTGGAGAAAATGGCTGAAGCTGCCCAACCTTATGAAATAGACTTATTTACCGACAGAGGAACGCAATTTAAAAACGGAGTTGGAGAAAGTATAGTTAGTCCCGAGCTGCGAAAGGGTCGGAGACGTATAGTCTCTGATGTCACTTATCGCTTTACTTTCGGACAAGAAGTAACTGCAGGGCAAACATATAGGGTTCTTGCCAGCAAAGTGCCTAATACGCAAGTCTTAACCGTAGCGGCTTATATTGGTAATATTGAGGTTGCCAGAAAGCAACTAAGCTTTATTGGTACATCAGATGGGGCGGATGGCCCTGTAGGGCCAAAAGGCGACAAAGGAGCAGTCGATGAAGAACAACTAAAAGATATCAACCAACGTATATCTGATAAAGCAGACAAATCTTTGACGCAAGAGCAGCTAAACGCTTTAACGGAAGCTATGCAGCTAGCTAAGGCCGAACTCGAAGCCAAAGCCAGCATTGATACAGTCAATGAATGGGTTAAATCCTATCAGGACTATGTTAAATCAGACGAAGCTGGCAGAGCTGCAGCAGAAGCTAAGCTTGTAGCAGCTACTCAAAGGGTTGCTAAGATTGAGAATAATCTGGGCGACATGGCCGAGCGATGGAGCTTTTTAGACAGCTACATGAGTGCTAGCAACGAGGGCTTAATCATCGGTAAGAAAGACGGTTCGTCCTCTGTCCGTGTTGAGAGCGACCGCATAAGCTTTTACTCTTCCGGATCTGAAGTGGCTTACATTTCGCAAGGCGTCCTAAAAATTGAGAACGGGGTATTTACTCGGGCGCTTCAAATCGGGCGCTTTCGTGAGGAGCAGTATCAGCTCAATCCAGACATGAATGTAATCAGATATGTGGGAGGAGGTGCTTAAACATGGTCAGAGCTAATTTCAGCGGCGGCTGGGGGCACAATTTACAACTTGATGTGACATGGGGCGTAAGGCGGCAAGACATAGCCGGTAACTATACGATGGTCAATGTATCGGTGCATTTAGTCTCTAATGCCTATGTTTTCATCCCGTCGGCCACAAAACCTATTACAGTCAGAGTCAATGGACTTGCTATTGATACAGCCAATGTCGATATTGGCATAGGTTACAACCAAGACAACAGCTTGTTATCTAGAGACTACCGTATAGACCATTCTGGCGACGGCTCTAAAGAGTTCAGTCTTGATGTTGGTTTAGATATCAACGTTGGAAACTATGGCAGCGCTAGAGTTATCCAAACTGTCAAATTGCCATCTATCCCACGAGCAAGCTCTGGGAATGATGTGACGGCCATTATCGGACAGCCAGTGACGATTAACATTAATCGAAAGCACGAAAGATTTACTCATTCTATTTGGGTAAGGTGTGGAAGTTACGATAAGAAAATCGCTGGTGACGACATAGCAACTAGCTATGTATGGACACCAGAAATGGCATTATGCGAAGAATTTCCAAACACTTCCAACGGATATGGTCAAGTAACCATCATCACATACGATGGCAGTCGAGAGATTGGCCGAGATGTTAAGCGGCTTAATCTTTCCATTCCTGATAGTGTTAAACCGACCTTAACAGGCTTCACATTGACAGACGGCAATGCCATAGCAGCCAATATCGTTTCTGGCGGTGAGCATTTTATCAAGATTTTGTCTGATATTAGAGTCAACTTTGGCGCAGCTTCAGGAATTTACGGATCGACAATCACCGGCTATTATGCGGAGATTGTCGGAAAGAACCAATCCACAACTACGGACGGCGGTAGCCTTGGCTTGATGAACTATGACGGCCAAGTAGTAATCAGAGCGAGAGTTACAGACAGTCGAGGGCGGACTAGTAATGCCATAGAGCGTACAGTGACTATTCTTGATTATTTCCCGCCTATTTTAAAATTTGACGTAGCTAGGACTGGTCTGAACGGCGGAACATTGACGATTACACGGACAGCCAAAGTCGCTCCGCTAACAGTCAATGGATCGCAAAAGAACAAGATGACGTTGACATTTAAGGTCAAACCTCTTGCAGATAAGAGCTACACATCGGACACCGGCCCTGCTGCCGGCTCTTGGACGAGCATATCAGAGCTTATAAACAGCCCTGCCAACCTATCTGGCCAGTATCCAGCTAATAAGACTTGGGAAATCGTAGGAAAGCTGGAAGACCGTTATACAAGCACCGAATTTGCAGCCATCGTCACGACCGAGGGTGTAGTTATATCCTATAGCCAGTTTGGAGCTGGGATTAATAAAATCTGGGAACGTGGGGCGCTTGATGTCAAAGGCGACATCTATGCGAATGACAAGCTTATCCAGATGCACCAGTTGACGCAGAAGAATGGTACTGCCATCTATGCCTACGGTAAAGATTTTGACCAGGAACGGACAACCGGTGTCTATTTCAAAAATGGGACAGAAAACAACAATCCGGCACGTCAATATGGCTGGCTGTTGGTACTCAATAGTAATAACGAATGCTGCCAGATGTTTTATCCGTCAATAGCAACATCAGAGCCAGCTAAGCGTGTCCTACTTGCTGGGAAATGGAGCGCATGGTCAACTAATGCAAGGAGCGACCACGCAAACCTAAAACGCACTGAATGGACGTCTACAGGTGTCAACGGTGTGCATTACAAGCGGCAGGGTGATTTGGTGACATTGAGATTAAATATTAAAGGCATCAGAGACAACATCAACCTTGGACGGATACCACAGGAACTTGTGCCAATCCAAGGTGTTGCAACAATGCTTAACGTACCAGTATTTGAAGTTTCGTCAGCGAATGACCGACATCTGCAAGTCAACGGAGACGGTGTCTTGACCTTGCTAAATGGAGTTGACAAAGACATCAGAACACAAGTCACTTGGTCTATTTAATAAAAAGAAAGGACGCATATGTCTAAACTAAATTTTAATAGAAAAAGTTGGATTTATTCTTCATCCAACAACGAAGTAGAGGGCACTCATGCCATTCTAACGAATGCAGAGGGCGCTTTCTATCCAGTATTGCTTCCAAAAGAAGCCATTGACCTACCAGTCGAGGAACTGGAAAAGAAAGCCCTGGAAGTCGTCTATCAAGAGAATTTTCCAGACCGTGCCAAGAAAGAACAGGACGAGGAAATCAAGAAGAAGTTCCAAGAAGCAGACAAGAAAGAACAAGAAGCGACTCTGCAGCGTGCAGAATTAAAAGAATTGCTTGAACTTGTCACTTATATAGCTCTTGGTATTTCTGGTGGTCTGGACATCAACAGTTATACAGCACTAGCGCAGAAAATTGATGCGCCAGTAAACGGCAAGCGGTACACAGGGCCTACATTCGTCACGATTGACTATCCATACACTACCAATCCGAAGTGGCAGAAAGGAAATCGGACAATCGTGAAATACACGGGTGCTACCGGTTACAACTACACAGGCCAGTCAGCAGAAGACATGCTCAAATCTGGTGCATGGACTATCGTGCTGCCAAATATTAGCAATTAGCTAGAAAGGGGGTGATTATTATTTGAAACCAGAGTACCAACTTTTGATAACCGTGGGCGGATTTATCATCACAGTCTACGGTTTTTATAATATTCTGCGTGCTAAAGGCATTGAGCAAGCAACCAAAATCAACTCACTGGAATTGCGCTTAGGCTTTCTGGAGCAGCAGACAAAAGACCACACTCGACGCTTGGACGACCACGACAAGCAAAACCAAGCTCTCGTCGCTATGACAGAGCAAATCAAGAATTTGACGGAAGACGTCAAAGAACTCAAAATCATGATCGAAAAGAAAGGAAGTTAAAATCATGAACAAATTTACAAAGAAACTCGCTATCAAAATAATCAGGACCATGGCTCAAGCAGCACTTGGCGCCATTGGTTCATCTGTCCTACTGACAGAAGTCAACTGGATGGTAGTTGCATCAACAGCCACTCTTGCAGGCTTTATGTGTTTCCTGATGAACTTGTCTGAACTTAAAGAAGACTGATAAGGGGGTGGTCTTTTGACGACTCAAAAACAACTACTTGATAAGCTAGAAAGTGTTGTCAATCAGCGCATGGAAGTGCCTACCAATCCTTATGGCGGGCAATGTGTAGCTTTGATTGACAACGTTCTGCAGTATCAAGGGCTATACAAGCTTGATTTTAGCTATGTCAACGCTATCGATTGCTTAGACCGGGCTGCAAATCTCGGTCTTAAAGTAACACGCTTTAACGGCTCGAATAACCCGCCTGTGGGGACTGTGTTTGTTTCTAACTGTCTGCCTCATCACGAGTTTGGGCACATCGGATTTGTGGTCGCACACAATCCAGACGGCACAATCACGACGATTGAGCAGAACATTGACAGCAATGCCGATGCGCTATACAATGGCGGTTGGACACGCAAGGTTATTCGCAACCTGTCTAGCGACGGCACATTTAGCTATTTCAACTGGCAAGCACCAGCACAACAAATGCTCGGCTGGTTTGAGTTGCCTTTTGAAGATGTAAAAGCAGATATTGAAATCAACAATTTGGAGGATTTGAAATTAATGAAAGAATTTATTTTGAAAAACGGTAAATATGGCTTCGGCGTGTTCGTTGGCGGCAAGTACATCGGACTTTCTGACATCGGATCAGTAAACAGCTTCAAGGACACTTTGGGCTTGCCAGTAGTGTCTCTTGGCAACGATGACTTCAAACGCTTCACAGAAGTTCACGGATAATAACAGAAAGGAGTTAGCTCCTTTATAAGACACTTTTAAATAATATACTGCCTCGGCCGATTGGTCGGGGCTTTTTTGTTTGCTCCGAGGGGCAAAAAGGGGGCATAAGTTTAAAACTTTTGTATTTTCATAGCAAAAAACATAGATAGTTTTATCTCTTTATATGCTTATTTAATGCGTTTTAAAGCTATTCTATCTTTTTAGGCGAATAGCGAGACACACCCGTACAGTACGTTAATCTAAGATAATAAAAAAGAACCGTTGATTGAAAAATCATCGGTTTTTTCTCTTGTCGAAGTGATGA